CATTTTCTGTCCTTGAAGGTTACACGGTAACAAGTAAAGATTTTCTTCAGATTGGTGGAACAATCAATTCTTTTATTATGATGCGTGAAGGTGACATTATCTCTGCATTTGCTACGCAACAAATGACATTGCTTGTGTCGTTGATTGAAGAAAACAACATTATTCAGGGAGGCTAAATGCCAAAGTCTAAAGACCCTAAGTTAGCTAGAGCAGGTGTCAGTGCTTACAACAAGCCTAAGCGCACTCCGGGTGGATCTAAGAAGTTTGTTGTTGTTGCCAAAGAAGGTGACAAGACTAAGACGATTCGCTTCGGTGATCCCAACATGACTATCAAAAAAGATCAACCTGCAAGACGCAAAAGTTTTAGGGCTAGACACAAGTGCGACACTAGCCCACCTTCAAAGCTTACAGCACGTTACTGGTCTTGTAAAAAGTGGTAATAGACTCTAGCTTTAACCATAGTGTTGTCGTTAAGTTTGACGATGATGGTGAGAAGATTCTTCATTGTGAAGTGCTTGATTGGAAGCCTTCATTAAAAAGACACTTCCAAAACTTGATTACTAAATTAGGTGTTTGTTACACCACAGTAGATAACACAAAAAGTTTAAATTTTAATTTGATGCTTGGCGCTAAAGTCATCGGCAAGCAAGACAACTACACGATACTGAGGTACAACTAATGGGTTGGAGTCCAATACGAACAGTCAAGAAAGCAGTCACCAATGTTGGTGATGCAATTAGTGACGTAGGGTCTGCTGTTGATGACGCTCTTATTGCTCCTGTAGTTGACCCAATTGTCAAAGCAGGTGAGCAGTTTGAAGACATTGTTCGTGAAAGCGTTGATGAAATTGACAAGGCCATTCAGAACCCTTATGTTCAATTAGCCGCCCAAGTTTTCTTTCCACAATACGCTCCTTTTTTAAATGCTTATGCAACCGTAGACTCTGGCGAAGATTTATCACCTTCACAGATTGCGGCTATGGCCGCCGCAGGGTACGATATTCAAACAGGTGAGCCTCTCCCTGCTGATGTTAAGAAAGCCTTAGACACCTCTGTAGCATTAGCTGAAGGCGGTGATCCGCTAGAGGTTTTAGTTTCTGCTTACGGCGAAGACATTATTGAAGCCTCTGGTATTAAAGAAGCAGGACAAAAAGCCTTGCAAGATGCTATTGGTTCTGAAGCCTTTGACATCGTTAGAGAGAACATGGACGTAGCCCGTGTAGGGTATGATGTTCTTGTTGAGGGCAAAGACCCATCAGAAGCCATTGCTAACCGCTACGGAGATGAAATTGTTGGATATCTAGGATCTGATGATCCTACTATCAATGCTCTTGGGTATGCAGGACTTAAGACAGCCGTTAAATTAGACCAAGGTGCTGGTACATCAGATGCTTTAATAGCAGGTGCTAAAGAATACAATAAACGTGGTGGTGAAACACCAGATCTAGGACAACTTGCATCAACCGCAGGTATTGACTTGTCAGGAATTGACTTAGGAGCACCTGAGTTCTTTAATAAGTTTGCCACCAACTTAGGTCTTGACACATCACAATTCTCAGAAATTGAAGACTATGTTCGTAAGAACGCATCCTACATTGAAGACAAAGCAAGACTGTTAGCCAGTAAACTTCCTCAAGTTAAAGGTAAAGTTAACTTTAGTGCGCTACAGCCATATGACATTGACTTCGACTACTTAGCTACAAAATTTAGAGAAAACATCCCTAAAGTAGACTTTAGTGGATTCCGGACTGCAGATCTTGGTGGAAAGTACAATCTCAAAGAACTAGGAGACATGGGTATTGATGTCAATACGCTTGACCTTAATCCTGAGTTTCAAATGATTGGTTTAGCTCAATTGCTTGAAGGCGGACAGCCTGATATCCCAACTAAAGAGGATGAAGAAGTCGTTTCTTTACAATCAGAGTTTGACTTAGCTCAGAATGAAGAACCATTGTTCTCACGTGAAGTCTTAGGAAGAAGTTTTTCTTGACATTTAACAACTTTTATGGTATCATATAGTTATGACTTACTTACAGCTTGTCAACGCAGTTCTGCGTAAACTTCGTGAAGAAGAAGTTACTACCATCGATGAATCGGATTATTCCAAACTCATCGGTGATTTTGTCAATGATGCCAAGAGATTGGTTGAAGACACTTGGGACTGGACAGGTCTTAGGTATACTTACGACATCACAACGGTTGCAGGGACTGCCCAATATTCTTTAACGGACTTTGGTGTTCGTTCTAAGATTCTGTATGTACATAATGAGACTGAGAATGTCGAAGTATTACAAGAGTCTTTACAACGTATTCGTAAACTGAATCTGCAATCAGAATCTGCACAAGGACCAATATCATATTACGCTATTGACGGCTTAGATGGTAACGGTGATGCACAACTTCGCTTCTACCGGACACCAGATGCTGTTAAATCAATCAGTGTATATGCAGTCAAACGTCCATCAGATTTGACCTCAGACACGGACACAGTATCCGTCCCAACATTCCCTATTGTTCAATGGGCGTATTCATATGCTCTACGTGAACGAGGTGAAACCGGTGGTCAATCAGCGGCTGAGCAAGCAATCTTTGCACAACAAGAACTTTCTAACGCAGTGGCATTTGATGCCGGGTTAAGTCCTGACGAAACTATCTGGACAACAGTCTAATGGCTAAACAGCTACAAAGTATTGCAATTCAGGCTCCGGGATTCTACGGGCTTAACACCCAAGACTCTCCAACTTCATTGCCTGAACAGTTTGCATTGGTTGCTGACAATTGCGTCATTGACCAGTTTGGACGTATCGGTGCTCGCAAAGGATGGACATACGAAACGACATCTGGCGGAGACTCGATAGTCTCTATCGGAGAATTTATTAAGGCTGATGGAACTACTGAAGTTATTTCAAGTAGCTCTACAGCTATCTACAAAGGCACAACAACACTTACTGATATTACACCGGCATCACATACAGTGTCCGATGGTCTATACGATCACGCTACTTTAAACGGTATACATTACTTGTTCCGTGAGGGGTCTGATCCTATTTACTATGATGGGACCACTTGTGATGAAGTTAGCGCACACCCGGATTACTCCGGTACTGTACCTGCTGGTGATATTGTTCAGTCTGGCTTTGGTAGACTCTGGGTTGCCAAAACGTCAACCAATAACACCACTGTCTACTGGAGCGATTTACTCATTGGAGCCGCTTGGGACACGGGAAGTTCTGGTTCTATAGATATCTCCAAAGTCTGGCCTGACGGTGCGGATGAGATTACTGCGCTTGCGGTGCATAATGGGGTATTGGCTATCTTTGGAAAGCGTCAGATTCTTTTGTACGTTGGCGCTGAAGACCCTGCTACCATGAAAATTGCGGATACTATTGTTGGTATCGGTTGTATTGCTAGAGACTCAGTGCAGGTCACAGGAACAGATCTTATATTTCTTTCTGACTCAGGAGTGCGTAGTTTAAAACGTACTATTCAAGAAAAGTCAGCACCGATGACTGATATTTCTAAAAACATTCGTACTGAGCTAACTAACTTTTTACAAACTGAAACAGGAAACATCTTTTCAGTTTATTCTCCTGAAGAAGCGTTTTACTTACTTCACTTACCAACAACCAACATTACCTATTGTTTTGACATGAGAGCTCCGTTACAAGATGGTTCTCATCGCTCGACACAATGGGATACAATCGCTCCACAGGCATTTTGTAGAACACGTGGAGGTGACTTGTTACTAGGTAAGTCTGCGGGGATTGCTAAGTACGATGGGTTTACTGACAACGGTGTAGCATACCAAATGTCGTACTTTACCAACTACATTGACTTCGGGGCTCCATCAAATCTAAAGCTATTAAAGAATTTAAAGATCACAATTATTGGTGGATCTGCGACTGATGTAACGCTGAACTGGGGCTATGATTATTCATATGCTTATAAGAAAAAGCGCTTTACATTATCAACACAAGTCATTGCAGAGTATAACATTGCAGAATATAACATCGGTGAATTTAATGCCGGTGTTCTTGTTAACCGTCCAAATGTCAACGCATCTGGCGGCGGTCAAGTAGTACAGCTTGGTATTGAAGCTGAGGTCAATGGAGCTCAAGTTTCGATTCAACGATTAACAGCACAAGCTATTATAGGAAGGACGATCTAATGTCAAACTATACGAAGACAACGAACTTTACGGTAAAGGATAGCTTGGCATCAGGCAATCCAGCCAAAATCATTAAAGGCTCAGAAATTGATGACGAATTCGATGCTATTCAAACTGCGGTAGCAACTAAGTCGGATGCGGCATCCCCTACATTTACTGGCACATTGACAGCCCCCACAGTCAACGTCACGGGAACTTTAACAGCCGGTACTATTGACGGAGGAACATACTAATGCCGGGTTTAGCAGATTTAATTGGAGCAGGTGGTCAGCTAGCATCGGCTGTCTTGCCATATGAGCTCTCAGGGGATCAAATTGATTATCTTAAAAGTTTAGGAACTGACTTATCTGGACAGGCTACACAGCTTGGGCAGACTGCGGCACAGGCGGCTGAGTTTACTCCGTTCACTGTAACAACAGGAACCGGTACTACTCAAGTCGGCGCTGGCGGTCAGTTAACACAGCAACTTGGAGAGACTCCAGCCGCTATTCAACAAGGCTTACTGAGTCAGGCATTGGGTGCTGTTCCAGCAACTCAGGTCACTCCTGATCAGCTATACAGCCAGCTACAAACAATGCGAGCACCCGGTATTGAGCGTCAGCGTCAAGCTCTGGAGCAACGTCTATACGCTCAAGGGCGAGGCGGCACAAGCTCAATGTTGTATGGCGGAGCTACACCAGAGCAATTAGCACTTGAACAATCCCTCAGAGAGCAAGAATCTGCTGACATTCTTTCTGCATTGTCTCAGGCAGGTGCACTAACCGGGCAAAACATCCAGAATATCTCAGGAATGTTAGGTGCGGCATTTGCTCCAGAGACACAAGCTCTGGCGGCATTGACTCCAGCAGTCAACCTAGCCAACATCGCACAGTCCGCAGGTCTTGGTCAGTCTGAAGCACTTTACAAAGGCGGTATTGCTGGTCTTGAAGCGCAGACAGGTGCTGGTACAGCGGCGGCGGCTCTTGAGGGTCAGCGTGTCCGTGGCTTGGCAGATGCATTGGCGGCGTACTTCGGTGCTGAAGCCACAGCAGGTCAAACATCACCTTATCAATCGTTACTTGATGCATTAGGAATTGGCAGTGGAGGTAGTAGCGCTACTTCTGATGCAGTTAATGCGGCATTAGAGTATGCTTCAGGCAACTCTGTTCAAGACGATGAAGGCAACTATTTCGATTAAGGAGCTATAATGGCACAGTCAATGATTCTAGATATGCTTAAGACTCCTCAGCAAGTTCGTGAAGAACAGCTTGCTAAGCTTCGTCAGCGCTCCACATCACAGGCTCAGTTACTTGGTGCACCTGTCTCAGCCACCACAGCTTTACCGGGCTTACTTCGCTCGTTTGCGGCTGGAGAGATGGCTCAGCAGGGCGTAGATATGAACCAGATCGCACGTAGAGCCTCTACAGCGGCTGGTAGCGTTGCAGGTATGCTAGGGTACGGGGATGCACAACAAGCCTTGTCACAGGCGTTTGTGAGCCCTGAAGAGCGTCAAGCTGGTCAGGCTCAGTCGATTATGAAAGGGTTAGATACTAATGACCCTGCCGCAATGAAAGAAGCGGCCAAGCAGTTAGCGGCTATCGGTTTGACTGGTGCGGCTACTCAATTGTCAGAACGTGCTGAGGGAATTGTAGATCGCTTACGTGCTAGAGGCTTGCAAGATACTGCAGAGGCTCGTGCGGCGGCTCAAGAAGTTCGACTAAACCAACAAGAAGAGCGAAAAGTTGCGGAAGAATTGCGAATTGTCCAAAGAGAAAAACGAGATGTTGAAACATGGATGGAAAGCAACAAAGATCGTTTGTTAAGCCGTGTTAGAAACGAAAAAGAAGAAAGGCGTCGAGCCGCTGAAGAACGTCGAAAGATCGATGCCGCTAAAACTGAAAAAGACAAATTAGATTCTATTCTATCGTTAGCGGGTGATAAGCAAGCTCTGAAAGACATTGGTTTTTCGGAAAGCATTGCCACCGTGATTTCAAATTCGCAAAATAAAGCAGGATTTGTTGAGGCTATTTCAACCCAGTTAACAGAACTTGCTAAACTTGACAAAGAAGGTAAAGAAGCGACTGCTGGACAACAAGAAGCAACACAGTATTTGGAGTCCATGCAAAATTATCTCAATTTACGAGATGATCCAAATGCTGATCCTAAAGATGTGCGAGCCGCTAAAGTAAAAGTAGCAACTGAAGGTCAAAGATTTGGGATTTCTAATTCTCCTGCGTATGAAAGAGTCGTTGCAGATTCTATTAAATCAACTGGAGACGCTAATTTACTTAATGCTGAGGTAACAGATTTAATTCTTCAGATTGAAAGTAAGGCGGCAGAAATGCCAGCAGGTGCTTCGGCTGTTACTCAAGAAATGCTTAAATCATTCTTTGGTAAAGAAGACCCGATTTCATCTATTCGTGCAAAATACAGTCGTATTAAAAACTTGTCAATTCTTAGTGCGCTTCCTCCGGGTGTCGCTTCTGATAAAGATGTTGCTTTAGTATTAGAAGGAACAATTTCGGCCACAGCAAACCCTGAAGAAATGTTACAATACTTAAATGGTATTGCTAAAATTGCACAAGCTGAAAAAGAATACAACTCAGCGTTGTTGGCTTATTTTGACGATCCAGCAAATATGAATAATCCTTCAGGGTTTGCAAAACAATTCCAAGAAAAGAAAATTGTGGAACGCTATGATTATATGCAACAGAACTATTCAGATCGTTTAACTGAAGAAGAGATGAGGGAGCTATCCTTAGATCAATTAGCGTTTGCTAGAAAAGTGAGTCAGCTTAAAACTAATGACCCTAATTCTCCCGAAAATATGAAAAAGAGATTAGAAGAGGCTAAACGATAATGGCTAATGTCACTCAGTTAAACCAAATTGCACAAGACGCTATTCAACAAATGCAACGGGCAACAACTGAAGCTGAGAAAGCTAAGTATACAGCTATAGCTAATGAAGCTATTGAAGCAATTGAAACAGCTAGAGCAACTCCTTCTTCTTCTGGACGAAGTATGGTAACACAGGCTTTACAGACAGCCAGCCAAACAGTGAGTCCGATTGTAAAATCTACATCAGATGTGCTAGGCGTCAAAGAGTTTGCTCGTGGAGATAGTTTAGCCGCTGATGTTGTTGGCGGGTTAGTCAAAGGAGCGTCTGGAATTCTTTCGCTCCCTTATGAAATACCAGCCCTTATCGCCTCTGGTGCTGAATCAGCCGCACAGAAGCTAGGATATGAAGCAGATTTTACACCTGAATGGTTACAGCCCGGTGACGCATATAAATTTTTAGCTGGGGAATGGGGTGAAAGAGAAGCTAGGTCAACTCTTGGTCAAGCTGTTGAAAATATTGGTGAGGCGGCTGTTGAAACTTTACCAGCATTAGCGGCTGGCCCTGCAGTGTATACAGCGGCAGTAACAGCAGAATTAATCCGAAAACAAGCGGCTGATGTGATACGCCCAGCAAGTCCTACAACGGCATTGGTATTAGAAGCGATACCGATGGCTGGTCCTGAAGTTTCGGCTATTACTACCACAGTCCCCGGAGTATCGGCCACCCCTAGTTTAACAAGGGCTAGTTCTGATGCCGAAAGAATAAAGGTAGCGCAACGATTAAGGCAAGAACAATCTAAAGAGCTAGGCGGCGTAACCACCGGTAAAGGGGAAGCGGCTTTACAAGCAATTGAAGCCGGAGAGAAATACGGATTTAATCTGACACGTGGTCAGGCGACAGGGGATAGCGCTCAGCTAGTATTAGAAAACACGCTACGAAACTCACCAGAAGGTAGCATTATTATCGATTTGGATGTTAATAACGCTCAAGCTGTACCTAAGTTTTTTATGAAGCAGTATGACCTTGTAGAGACAAAAGCGCTACGTGGTCCTGAGTTAGAAGACGCATTAGTTGCTAACTACGATGCTTTTAAAACCGCAAGGCAAAATAAGTTTAAAGCGGAAACACGAGCGAAGTTTAACAAACTTGAGGAAACAGATGCTACATTTAACATGTCCCCTATTTTAGCAAAGATTGATGAGCTTCGTACCAAATACATCACAGATGAAACAACGATCACAGCAGATCCTATTGCTCAAGCGTTAACTCGATTAGAAGAGTCCCTGACCGGCACTAAGGTTGAGTCGTTATCCCAAATGAAGCGTAAACCCGGCGGTGGTATGGAGCGTATAGAGACTAAAACTAAGATACGTGGGGATGTGCGTAATTTAAGTCCTTCAGAGCTCCAAAAACATCTTCAAGATATTGGAGAAATGGCTTTTACAGGATCACATGCAAAGTTTGGTGATGTCAATCCGGGAACAACCAGAGCTATTGGAAGAGAGCTTGGCTCTGCTATGAAGCAAATCATTGATGATGCCGCTTCTAGCGGAGATATTGCCGCAGGTCAATTAAAAGAAGCAAGGGATTTTTATAATCGCTCATTAAAGGATATGAAAACTTGGGCTGATATTCCTTTCATCAAATTTATGGATAAAAACATTCACGCCTTAAATTCAGAGGATATTATAGCAACGGTAAAACAAGTAGGGAATAAAGAAATTCCGATTGTTAAAGCATTGCTACAAGCAGATCGTCCAGAATTAATCCCTATGATCCGTAAATCTATTATTGAAGATGTCATAGCTAAAAATTCAACACCCGGTAGAACAGTGAATGAAAAGTTTTTAGACGTACAAGATTTTATGTCTGAAATGAATCAATTGATTAAAGAAAACCAATTTTTTAAAGGTAGACAGTCTTTTGAAGTTATTAAAAACATGAAAGACTTCATACCAAGTGTTGATCGTATCATTAAACAATACGGTGTTAAAGGTGCACCACCTCGTGGAGACATGATCAAGGATTTAGCCAATATCAACTCTGATGCTCAGGGTGTTTTCTTTGGTACTGCTGGGCGATATCCAGCGCAGACACTAGCAAGTTTTGCTGAAGTTGTTAGATCTGCTATGCGTGATCCACGAAAACTAGCGGAAGCGGCTGTTAGCCCAAGAATAGCTAAAGTTCTTAAGAAAGCATTGAATAAAACTCCAATGACTAAAGAGGAAATTAAAAGATTTGATGCTTGGGCAACTGCGTATAGATTGCAACTAATCCAAGACATTCGTGCGGAAGTATCAAGAGAAGAAGAATAAAAAAGCCCCTCCGAAGAGGGGCAACGCTTTCACTGGAGGATCAAGCTACTCAAAAAAGTCAAATATTTCTCCGATCATAATTTTCATAAACGGAATATTAATCACGTACCCATCGAAGAAGTACACTTGGGCATCTTCAATGTTCTCATCTTGTTTCCATCCTAGCACTGGTTGAGACTGAACAGTCTCAGCAGATAACCCGAATACATGATGAAATTTAAAACTAACCATACTATTTCTCCTGTGCTCTATACATATGTATAGCATTGCCTGTATAGGCAGAGGCTGATCCTGTTTTCATGTAAGCCTGTTCAATTGCATCTGTCTCACTGAAAGCTCTGTAGATCCCGATGTAACGCTGTCCACAATATACTTCATACATCTTTACCATCCCCAATCATCTCCTTCCAAGCCATGTGCATTATAGTCTGTCACTCTCTTCTCAAAGAAGTTAGAAAGAGAACTACCGCCCAACAATTCTTCCATCCACGGTAGAGGGTTCTCTTTAACCTTCCAGTTCGTCTTGAGACCAAGCTGGAGTAGTCTGCGGTCTGCCAAGTAACGGATGTACTGTTTGACATCTCCTGATGACAGACCTTCCAAGTCACCCATCTCATACGCAAGATCGATAACTTTGTCCTCCAGTTTGACTGCAGTACGGAACATTTCGTAAATATCTTTCTTAAAATCATCATTCACAATCCGTGGGTGCTCATTACAGAACTCCCTAAATAGTTTAGCCATTCCTTCAGCATGTTGTGATTCATCTCGTACACTCCATTCAACAACTGTGCACATACCCGGCATCTTGCCATAACGCTGGTAGTTCAAGAGCATTGCAAATGCACTAAACAGTGACATTCCTTCGTTTAGCACAGAACGTGCAATTGCAAGGGCTGTACCGCTGATAGAATTTACGTCTAATCCGGACATGAACTCCAGTTTTGCAGACATTTGCTGATATTCTAAGAAGGTGGTAAATTCCTCTTCAGGTAGTCCCAAAGTGTCATTGAGCAAAGCGTAAGCTCTTTGGTGGATAAATTCTCGACTCGCAAAAGCTGTGAGCATTGCTCTGATTTCATTGTTCTTGAACTTGGGAATGTAATACTCCAAGTAGTTTGTTCCCACTGCAACGTCAGTCTGCGTAAATAACCGCAGGATTTGGGTGATATGATTTTTCTCTGCTTGTGATAAGACATCTGATTTCCAGTGATTAACATCTGTTTGTAGCTCTAGCTCATCTTCAATCCAGTGGATGCGCTCATGCTCAGTGGCATAGGTCACAGCCCACGGATACTTGAATGGCTTGTATGTTGTGTTACTCTCCAGTATACTCATTTATTTCTCCAGTTCTGATTGATTCTGATAGATTACATTCATTAGGTTGTTGTTATGATAGATTAACCTATCTACTTCATCTTGTAAAGCTTTAAAGTGATCGTAGCAGTCATTTAGTATCCGCTTGTTAAACGGATCGGAGTCCTTGATCAACTCCAATCTCTTAATTAGATTTTCCGTCTGATTTTTCAAGAACTTTAATCTCCAGTTCCAACCCGATGATCTTCGCATGTAACTTGCGAGCCTTCTCCCACTTCCTGTTGCATTGAGCTTTCAATAATTTCAGCCACGCCTTCTTTATCCGTGTGTTTAAGCTCATAACCTTCCTCCTTATCTATTGCCATCTCCAACAGTCGTGTCAGTCCAACCTCAACCAACAGCCGTGTCGCTTCTACGTCTGTGTCAATCGTTAGGTTGGCAGAGCCATCTTCATTCTCTTCCAAGCGTGTCACTTGAATCATTCCGGTTTGCATATTCTCTCCTTTGCATAGTATTCCTATGCATAGATAATTACATTTTATGTAATCTATCCCTATTTCTTTGCGGATAGGTCTACACGAATGACCCATAAAAGCATCATCTGTGTATACTATGTTATCTATTTAGCGTTTTCTTAACACGTTATAGACAATATGTTATCCCTGACAACTCACACAGACTTCATCATCCTCAAAGTCCTTCAGTGCATTACGGTCCACTTTAGTCCCAACCTTCTCTGCTGTAACACCTGCAGTCGTCCGTAGATAGTATAATCCTTTCAGTCCTTCCTTCCATGCCTTGAGATGTGCCTGATTAACAATAGCTTTGTCAGTACCCGCCGGGAAGAACACATTAACCGATTGTCCTTGACAAATGAACTCTTGCCTTTTGGCGGCGTGTTCGACAACCCATGTCTGATCCAGTTCAAACGCTGTTTTAAATACATCCCTCTCGTCATCCGATAAGAACTCCAAGTGCTGAACAGAGCCTTCATTCTCAAGAATGCTTTGCCACACCTTCTTGGTGTTCTGCCCTTTCTCATCTAGAAGTTCCTCCAAGTACGGATTGCGAACAGTATGACTACCGGCACGAGTACGATGGACAAAGCAGTTGCTAATACGTGGTTCAATGCTAGCAGAGCACCCACATAGGATACTAGAATTAGCGTTAGGAGCAATAGCCAACAGATGCATATTTCTAACACCATAACCCACTCCATCAGGACATTCGCCACGCTCCACAGCGAGCGAGTAGGTGGCCTCAACAGACTGGGCTTTAATCTCTCTGAAGATTGCATAGTTCTCACTAGCCGCTTGCCAAGACTCCCATGCTATGCCTTTTCCTTGGAGATAACCGTGGAAGCCCATTGCTCCAAGACCGACTGAACGCTCTCTGTATGCTGAGTATACAGCTTTTCCAAGTTCTTCTGGTGCGTGGTCAATAAAGTATTGAAGCACGTTGTCCAAGAATCGGATAAGGTCTCCAACCATGCCGCTTGATTTCCATTCGTCGTATTTTTCGAGGTTGACTGAGCTAAGGCAACAGACTGCTGTGCGTTCTTCACTTGTTGCGAGATGGATTTCGTTGCAGAGGTTAGAGCCATTAATTGACAATCCAAGCTTTCTTTGAGCTTCCGGTAAGCCTTTTCTGGCTGTGTCGATAAAGTTAAGGTATGGACTGCCAGTTCTGAAGCGAGCTTCAAGGATTCGTTGCCATAGTCTGCGAGCCTTGACTGTATCTCTGACAATTCCTGTATGCGGGTCTGTAAGATTGAATTCTCTGTCATTAATTACACTCTCCATAAATTCATCTGTGATGTTCACAGCATTAAATAAATTGAAACACTTGCGATTGATGTCCCCACCAGTCGCCACTTTAAAACTAATAAACTCCTCTATGTCAGGATGGCTTACGTCTAGGTATGCGGCGTAGCTTCCCTTCCTTGTCTTCCCTTGTTTGTACGCTGTCATCTGAGCGTCCACTACTTTCATGAATGGTATTGGTCCCGGAGCTTTGTCGCTGATCCCTCTCACATCTGACCAGTGCCCACCCACACCGCCGCCCTTTACGGAAAGCCATGCTACTTCACCATTATGCTCAATAAGGCTATCAAGATTGTCCCCCACGTAAGTAAGGAAACAACTAATAGGCAAGCCCCGATTGTTTCGTACATCGTCAGGTGCGTTCGACAGCACAGGTGACGCAAACATAAACCAACCCTTTGAAGCATAGTCGTAGATACGTTGTGCCAAGTCAAGGTCATCATTGCAATAAGCCACTGAAGCACGTGCAAAGGCTTGCTGAGGACTGTCTTCATGCTCAAACATATAGTAGTCATGCATGAGTTTAATTGCTTGGTCACTGAGGCGAGAGTCTCTTTCATAGTCAATCGTTATCCCAAGGTGTTTGCTCATCAAATTCTCCAGAGAAATATTCATAGTTGTTTTCTATTATATCCGCAAACCGATTCACGAGGTCTTCAGAATTTATCTCCAATAATTCCATCAAAGATATTTCATCCAATTGTGTGAGACGTTCTTTTAGTTCTTGTAAAGTAATCATGCGAACCTACTATTTTAATACATCTCAATGAGTTTGTCAAGGTAATGTTTAGCTTTTTCTAAATCAATCTTACCACCCTTGTCATCACATCGTGCTAAGTATTTGATAACATTGCCCTTGAGAAAACCTTTGAACTGTTCCTCTGACATCCAAGCCTCCATAGCCTGCCACGGTTGGACAGACTTGGAAGTGTAGTGTTCTCCTGCTACTTGGTATGCATCAACTATCATTCTTCTTTACCCGGATAGTAGATGCCCAGTGATTCTTTGTCTAGGTCAAATGAGTATCCAAATGCGGATTCAAGTGTGGCAATGATTGGACCTAACACCTCATCCCATGAGCAGTCGTCAGACAGTTCCATGTCTACTGAGTGTGTCTTACCATATGCACGATAGGACATATTAACGTATGCTTTATTCTCATTATCAAATGGATTCATTTCTTTCGTTCCTCTTGAGTTTTAGTATCGTGACACTTCTTACATAGCACTTGAAGATTGTCTGCTTCACAGAAGAGTGTCTTCACAAATTTAGGTAGGTCTGAATAAGTACGGAGTGTACCGGCAGGAGTGATATGATCTACCTGTACTTCAGTGGACTTAAACAATCCCTGACATGATGCACACTTGTACACCCATTTAGTTCGTTTGTCCCTACCTGTGTATGGCTTCTTAGCCATGTCCATCACTTGATAACGAACAGGATACTTAGTCCATGCTCTGCGTAATGCTGACCGAATGAAACTAAAGTATCGTGCCGTTGTCCATGTACCACCTGCTTTATTCTTTACTCCTCGTGTCATACCGGGGGTGTCCATGTATCTGTAGGAGTGCGGAGCATATACAACAGGTGTCCGTTTTCCATTGCATGCTCCTCTCCCAGACACTCCACCACAGTGTTCCACATCTCTACTTCAGACTTATCCTCCAGTAGTTTAAGAGCCTTCTTAGGTCCGATTCCTTTCGCACCCTTGATATTATCCACAGCATCTCCAACTAAAAACTGTGTATAAAAATTGAGTAGGGCTTCCTGCTCCGTGACATAGTATTGATTATTCTTCACAAAGTTATAGTGCCACCCTACTACTTGGTCAAGGTCTTTGTCGAGTGTCACAATCACACTCTCATCGCCCTCTTCTGTGGCTCTAATTGCAAGCATGTCATCCGCCTCCATACCATCTATTACACGAGCATCCCATGAAGAAACAAGGTAGTTGCGTAGCAGATGGTAGTGAACAGGCTTCTCACTCTTGCGGTTGCCCTTGTAAGGTGCAGTGGTAGCAATCTCTGTACGGAAATTGTTTGTCCCGGTCAGGTACAATTCCCATTGCTGTACACTTGGCAGGTCTATCAACAGAAGGTCTTCAAGGAAGCCTGCCATTGTGGTGATTGCCGTATCCTCAGTCTCGTCATTTGTGGCAAAGCCGATGCGATAGTTGAGGATGTCTGCATCTACAAGAGCAGTGTGCATTACAACACCTCGTCGTCGTCTGCTGTGACAGGCTCAGCATCCTCGTAGGATACAAGCTCATCAATGACAAGCTTCTTAAGGCTTGGGCTTACACCCTCCTTGTTCTTGAATGTCCAAGAGTAGAAGCCTACCAATGCAACAGCCTTAGAGCCGTTACCGATGCTGACACCCTCTAGTGGTTGTCCATTACTATCAAAAGGTTTGATAGGTTGGTTGGACTTACAGGTGATAAAGTATCCCTTATCATCCTTCTGTCGGACAGTGAGTCCCATACCTTCTAGTGCGTTGACAGCAGGGTCAGATAGATTGCACAAATCCACCTGATACTTACCAGACATTTCATTCGGACGATCCAATGATGCCCACATAACGTCTGCTTTAATCTTTACACGTTGTGCTTGTTCCATACCATTCTCCTTTGTTGGTGGTAGAGATATATTATACCACACTTTTTAGTGTGTATCAAACCAATTTTTACCAATCTTTGCCTCAGCATCTACTGGGCAACGAAAGCCCAAGGTAATCCCGGCTTGTGAGGCCGCATCGCACATGATTTGTGCA